CCGCCAGCCAATCCTGTAAATGGACCAACTTGAGCCTCACCTGGAAATGCCCCACCAGTAACAGCTCTCCTAACTATTTCTAGCGGATTCTGTAAACTAGTAGTTATCGTTTGTGTTGATTCATCATACAAATTTGTTTGACCAAATCTAACATTTCGATGCTCAGCTCTAATTTGCATGGGTGCATTAGCTGCTTGTGTTGGAGAAAATTTCCATCTAATAGCACCACGTGCACCAGCATACCCTAAAGTGATATAATTCAACAATGTCATATTTACAAAGTTGTAATCACCTACAGGAGCAAGCGTTGGCGTAACTGCATTAGGCATAAAACCTTTCAATCTTGGAAAAGCAGCTCGTGAAACAAGAAAATGCTTAGCTCCAAGTAAATCAGATTCAGTTGGAACCATACGCTCATGGTGGTTAAACCGTTTAATTAATGGTCTAAACGATTCAATAATCTCACCATAATACACATCACCTATCTTTGTCGACATACCAGCAGCAGTCATGTCCATACATGGTTCTTGAGTTGGCTTATTCTCAATTTGCATATCACCATCTGGATGTATTGCCTCAGACATATGTGCATCAAGAATGGCTCCACTCTCAACCTCAATGTCCTCATCATCTTTTAATGGCGCTGACATTTGAGGATCAAATCCAATTGGCACAACTTCATATCTAGATAATAAATTAGTAGGTTCTCGAAATGTAAGGTCTTTTCCACCTTTAACATATACATTCACCTCAACATCATTATCAGCAGTACTATTCGGTGTTGTAAGTTCATTCAACACTGAAATAGAAATTGTACCATTGAAAAGAGTATCACTAATTGCTGCATACTGCGTCGTAGAATACACTTCTGTAACAGCATCCAATCCTGGTGCGGGCATCTCCATAAAAGTTTGTACCTGATTCATAGGAATAGAAATGGTGCAATCATTCGAATGCCTCAAATCAATAACCTTAGAATAAGATGTCAAATATTGACTCAAAGTTGCGTCTCCAGCCACAACGGAATTATAATTTGGATCATAATTAATCCTCAACTTTCCATTATGCATCTTAGAACACACAACTTGTACACGAAACTCTAAAGATCCAGACCAAGTATTAAATGGCAATGCAGCATAAGCAACTGAAGTCAAATATATCGTTCCAGCTCCATTCTCTCTCCATATCATTGGATTAACACGACAATTCCATAAAAAGGTCTCGACATTGTCACCCACAGCCCACGTAAACGTGTCAAACCACGATTCATGGCTAACTATATTCTGAATTGATAATGGATCGACCGTACTAGAAGTGCCACTAATCCTTGGATCTATGGACATTTCTTGCTTATCATCCACCGTTAACTTTGCAGATCTATCAGGTACAGTTGTCAATGCCAAAGAAGACAATGCCTCTGGTTTGTAAGGCTCCACATTCTTAGTTTGTGGTGGTCTGCTCATACCAAACAATTTAGCCATACTAGCGACACCTTTAGCAGCCATCTCAGTTGCGTCCGCGTATGGTCCAATATACGGAACTTTACCCAATTTGGCCGCCATTCCAGCAACTTTTGTAGCTGGACCTGAAATGGCTCCTTCTTTATTGGCCTCATCAATTTCTCCCATTTGTGGTTGTAAAGCAGTACTATCAATACTAGTTGCAGCCGCCAATTCAACATCCTTCATCCATGCAAATGTGGTGACGGTTACATCATTATTTGCACCATTTGCATGCTTCAAAGGATTCAAAGTACGCAAGAAAATATTGCCAAGATTAATCCATTCTCTCTTTGTGATATTAACATAATCACGATGATAAAAGAACGGCAATTCCATATACCCACCTGAAGAATCAGAAGGATCAATGAAAACCTTAGGCAAACTAGTCATACGCACTAAAGGCTCTGGCGTCAATGTGTTAAAATCAGAAATTGTATCATAACGATGCAAAGGCTGATAAGCAGCAATTGCTCTACCAAAATGAAATGGCGTGCCACTTACGATAATCTTAAAACATAATGTTCCTCGCAACAATTTAAAATTGTTAATACGGTTAACAATAACTGGATGTTCAAGATAATCGTCCCATGGGTTTATATCAGCAAATAAAGTACCACCAACTTGCCACTTATAAGCGTTAAGTTTCAATGGTCGTTGAAAGAAATTCTCAAATCTCGCGAACTTTTCGTCCCTTATAGAACGAACTTCATCAACTGCCGATGGGATGATCACTTTATGACCTTCCCTATCGTCAGCAAACATAAATTGTTGTTCACGCGATTCGACTTTAGAATCTCCCACTACATCTGGCTGATCTAGCACACCCATGTGCGCTTCCAACACATCTCCAAGTCTTGGTACCAATAACATGCTACTATTCACAGAATCGCGAACATCGCATGTCGGATAAAACAAACCGTTGTCCTCATCCAAATTCATGGACCAAACTAACGTATTTGCATGATCATCCGTAATATCAGGTAACAAATCTCGAAATACACGCGATAAAAACCTTCCATGGTGTTTAAACACACCAGTAAAAGTAGACAACTCAATTGATGAACTCATCAAATTCTCAATTTCGCCATTAGTTTGTAAAGCTAAAAATTGAGTAGTCTTTTCACGCAATAAATCAAAATATCTTTGAAATGCATTGTACCAACCCCGTGTTCTAAAATCATAAACCATCATTAAATGGTCTAATTGTAAAACACGAAATCGGCCCAACAAACCCGAAGGTTTGTTTGACAGCTGGTAATAAACCCCACGGAAGCAGATAACATCTACTGGCTCAGGGCCTAAAAATACACGGCTGTATCCAGCATAAAGCTGTACGTTGGTGTCTATATATGTACTCAGATCCGACACCTCCGTATCTGAGTTTGAATCATTATTAAAATTCATAAGTCATTTATCATATATCACTTAGACTTATTGGTGATACAAGGTTCCTCTTCGAGACATATAAGTCTCCTAATATAATGTGCAAAGCCTAATCCTACTGCCGAGTAACATATAAAACTGGTATCCATATACACAAAAATCCTCTTCAACTATACACTGGAACCCCGAGGGACACCGGGGCGGCATTTAAGGCTGCTCCGCACCTTTATACGTCTTTATCCACCGATTGACCATATCAACGTAAGTACAATCCAAC